TAGGTCTTCATCCCGTTACGGTTCTGCCGGTGGAATCCCGACACCCAATCCACGCGCTTCTTGATGAGGTTGATCGCAAGGTATGGTTTGCCCTTCTTCTTCTTGACGCTTCCCCACTGGTTGCCAAGATAAAAGTCGTCGTCCTCTTTCATCTCGTTTCTGAGCAGCGAAAGGTGAGATAGGTCGTCGTTCCATTCCGCGTACATGTCTTTAATGCTTACGTCTTCTCCGTATGCTTTCATGCGTTCAACCATGAGTTACCATTACTCGCGTCTTTGGACTGCCTGTGCCACCGCAAGAGTGGGTTATCAGTCTCATGCGTAGCAGGCTCGACATACGCCGGGCCGGCCACCTTCACCTTCTCGTCCCGAAGCCTTGAAAGAGCGTCCAGCATGTCCTTGTACTGGCTTACGGGGAACTCGTTGTACTCTTCCATGATAAAGTCATCGACAAGATTTCTGAGCTTGCCATTGCAATCGGTGTAGGGTAGCTTCTCCGGGAAGATCATTCTGCCTTCCTGAAACAATGGCTGCAATTTGAGAATCCTCTCGTCCTTTGACAGTCTCGTCCCTCCGACTTCTTCGATAGGGAAGTGGAATCCTTCCTCGCGCTTCTTCTCCTCGATGTATTCGATGTCGCCCTGCATGGAATATTTCTCGTAATAGACCTTTATCACCTTCCACTTCTCCACAAGGTCGAAGAGTTTCCGTTGCTTCTGCTGAAGGTCAAGCCTGTCTCTCACACAGTCGAGGATGTAATACCAATTCCTCTGGTCTACCCCCACAACCCACATGACCGTATAGGCTGAACCCTCTTTCTTTGAGCCTGCGGGGTCTGCGAAGATGAAGTTTCGAGTGTGTGGCCGGGCAGTGGCATTGTTGTAGTACTTAATCCAATTAACGTCAAAAGCCTTCTCGTCAGCTTTGATAGGGTCCATGAGCATTTGAGAGGCGAAGGTTGCGGTTCCCATGTTCTTGAACTCTTCCCAGATGTGGTCCTGTGTATAGAGTACTGCCCGTCCATCGCCGATGGGAGATACATCGTCCTCCGCGTGGCCCGGCTTAGCCGGAAAGGCTCCGTTATGGGTGCAGGCATATTCCCGGACCGTATAGCCTCCACCCCTAATGAGTTCACCGTAGAAGTCACCAAAGTGATACCTGGTTCCGATGAAACAGTGAGTTCCGTTCTTTGGATCGCCGAGAGCATGTGAGAGCTTAACGCATTCCGATACCTTATTCCGCTGTTCACTGGTTGACACCGCCTCCCTCGTCACCACGTCGTCGTAAATACGGCGCGTGAAATGCTTGCCCGTAGGCATCGAGTCTATTAGCCCCGAAGCCTGTATTGTTCCACCAATTTGATTACCGCATTTAAGCTGTAATCCATCGTCAAGCGACCACAGCCAGCCCTTAGTGTTCATCGGGTTCGTCGGGATAACATCCTCGAACGCAGCAGCCAAAAGGCTATTAGTTTCTAGTATCGTTTTGATTCTACGCAAAAAATCTTTTGCTATTGCTTTCGTGTGCGAAAAAATGCAAACACGGCTCATGGGATCAATCAAGACATCTTGAATAGTCCCGGCCACGGTGATGATCGAAGACTTGTAATGATAGCGGCTCCACACATCCAATGTCCTGTGCCGGTTGTCGTTGACTTCGTTGGCCCTGTCAACCAGCCACGGATGGTTAATGTCTCCCCACCCTAAAACGAAGTACATAAGGAAAAACAAATCAGACCAGCACAGCTTGCGAACCAATTCAACAACCTTGTCGCTTTGGTTTTTTTCTCCCCATGTGTTAAGGTCGCGGGCTATCCTAGCATATTTGTTTCTATACTTCGCGCCCTCGACAGGATTAAAGATGAACCCCCTCACGCCTTGTGGTCCAGAAGTATTCTCGAAATGTCGCCCTCGAAAACATAGCTCCCGAGGTGGTCAAGCTTCGCCGTCACGTCCAGGTAAATCTTCCCGCCCATCTTCTTCCAGCGGTTGCAGAACCCGTAATCTTCGGACCAACCCACGCCGTTCTCGTCGTAAAGGTTCTCAAAGAACGTATAGGTGAACTCACGCTCCTTGTCCGAAAGCAGGTGAGAGTAGGTCTGGTACTTCATCTCCGGGTAGTGCTTCATCATCTTCTCAAACACGCCGCGCTGAATCATCAAAAATCCAGCACCCACCCTTTCGACCTCGCATATACCGTTCACGATGTCGAACCGACCCTCAGGGAAGGTCACGGTGTAGTCTTCCTTCTGACATTTCTTCCGATACCCACCGGCGATGACTTCCTTCTCGGAAAGCATCAGGCGTATCACTGACTCGGCCTGAAAGCCTATGTCCGCGTCAAGGAACATGAAGTGCGTATACTCAGAACCCCTCCCGAGGAAAGCGGCGACGCACTCGTTTCTTGCGCGGCAGACGTTCGACTCGTTCCTCACGAAATACGTGTAGAACTCCACCCCCAGGTGCCAGAACAGGTTCTGCATCTTCAAAAGACTTGCGGTGTACACATCAGTCAGCATCCCGCCGTAGCAGGGTGTGGCTAACCACAACTTCATCCCCCGGAGCTTCGCCATGTCAGACGGAGGCAAAGGCATTCCCTGCGATCTCTTCGATTTGTTCTTGTCTTTACTCACTCTTCCTCACCAACCATGAACTACCCAAGGGCTGCACCCCTGGGAACGACTCCTGAACAGCCCTCGCAACACCGGGCCAGTTTATGTCGTGACCGCCGAAATAACCACCCTGCATCACCTTCGGCCACCACGCCCGGATATCAGCAAGCACGTCCTCGTATTCGTGACTCGCGTCGATAAACACACCCACAAGACTCCCGTCCCCGTAATCCCGCGCCGCCTCAACGCTCGGCTTCCTCACAGGAACAATCAAGCCACGCTCAATCCACCCGCCAACATTTTCACAAAACTCGGCATAAACGTCGTGCTGCGCCACGTAAAGCTTGTGCTCCTCGCTACCTTCCCACGTGTCAACGCAATGAAGCTTTAACAATGGGAAGGAGTCTCCGTAATATTGTTTAGTAAAAAAATCAGCAGACCTATAAACATGTTCAGCAAAATACGCCGAACTTCTACCCAACCAACTCCCAACCTCAACAAACACCCCGCCGCTATGATGAAACTCGTCAATCACACGAGAATATATATCCTGAAAATCAAACCAGCCCGGTATCTCATACCACTTCTTCACTCTTCACCGTCCACACCGCACTTTTCTTGCTACCACCACCCTCGCCCCCACACTCAATACAAAACTTACGCACAAACCCACCAGCGTCAAATTCACCGTCAGACTCAACCCTGATAAACAGCCTCCCCGCATCCTCGTAATACACACACACCGCCTCAATCCCGCGCTTGCCCACCCGCTCAGACATCAAGCCCATTATCAGCTTCACGTCCTCCACCGGGCCAATCGCTTCAAGCGGCACAAACACCACCACGGGTTAATCCCCCTACGGAACAATATCCCACACAACCATCGGAAACAAACGACAAGGCCCATTCTGCCAAGCAGGAATCCGGCGCACCTCGGCCGATACCTCAACCAAATGCTCGTCCGGCGGGTACAGGCGCATCCATTGCAAATAATCAAGAGAACTAGCCTCACCCCAGCACCAACCACCAGCCCTCAGTTGCCGCTTCGACGCATCCAACCTGCACTCCGGTTCACGATACATAAAACCTCCAAAAATTTCTGCTGGCTCAGTGGGGGAAGTCAAGCCCAAACCACCCCTCAGTTTGGACAGGGGGGGGCGTCTCCCCGCTCCCGGAGCACACACCGCACATCCTAGCCGCACCGCCTGCCATCGAGCACCACCGCACAGAGTATCAGCGCAAAGAGTACTAAACATGTGTATAGTATAAAGGTCATGGGTTATCGCGCCCCTGAATCTGACCGATGGTTTGGGCGACCTGCCCCACTCGATGATATGGGCTACGCGGTAGATCGTGAGCGTATCGCGTGGCTCCGGGATGTATGTGAGATGGCAGCTGAAATCCGATCAAACCGAGATGTACGCTGCCATCGGCCATGTCCTGGGCCTGGTATCGGTATCTCTCCGATCTCCTCCAGTATATATCAGAATCGGAACATAGCGCGACCTCCCACCTAGCCAACATATCTATCTTAACGCCACTCCATGCCCTCATCGCGCCCCTCCCGGCACCATACGCCTAGGTGCCTCATCGTCATCCTGGACAGCCTCAGTGGCATCTATTGAGTACTCAGCGGGTATATCCACCTGCACCCGGCCCGCGCTGTCTTTAATGGGGAAAAACTGGAATATGTTGACGCTCTTTGGCTGCGGTTGGTCCGCGCCCGTGAGCCTGGAGATACTATCGTTAATGTCACGCTGTAGCCGCACCCTGGTCTCGACCTTGTCAATGCGCTCGCAATCTCGGTATTGCTGCTCGTATCTCGCCAGGATCAGCGGCCGGTATTGGTCCATTTCTGCGGTTGCGAGCTTGAGCTGCTGCTTGGCCCTCGCCATATAGCGCCGTATTTGCCTGGGTTGTACTCCGAATACAGGGGAAAGTGTGGATTGTATCGCGGAAGTGCTATGCCCGGCTACTATCATATCTATGATACGGGCTGTGATAATGTCGGCGTCTGGCCTATTCCGGGGCAATTAGCGCTCTCCCGGTTGGTTAATGGCTAGTGTTTTGGTAGTATATGGCATGATTGTCCAGCCGTATACTCGATTATCGCGCCCTAGTATGTACCGGTACGGCCCTGTAATGCCGTTACGCCTCATCATATCGGCAAGCCTATCAAGCGCGTCATCCTCGGCGGCCGTAGTGCGTAGCCGCGCGTCTCTTAATACTGTCTTGTGCTCTCCGTATCTCATCAACCGCCCTCACTTGGTCCATCGCCCGGATCGGGCCGTGTGTCTACCATCCCGCACCGCGTGCATACGGATAATATCATCATTGGATCATTGCGGCTGTATCTCGGAGCCGGGATCATGCGGCCACAATTAGGGCATCTCATCCGGCCAGCCTCTCCCGTAATGATATGATTGATTGACGTAACTGCTCGGTACTCGCCGCAATCTCCATCACGCGGCCCTGGTGTATCTCCGGCGCGCGCTCCAGGGTGTCAACCAGGATGTCCATTATTTCGGAGCATCTCCGCGCGGCCCGGTTAAGCCTCTCCTCATATATTGACATTATGATGCAATGTACTAAACATACGTGTATCTGTCAACAACTTTTTTCCGCGTTTTCTCACTTTTTTTCGCGCGCTCGGAAATAATTGCAAAAAATACTTGACAAATGCCGATAGTGTAAGTACGCTACTATTATAAGTAAGACGCAATCGATCATTGACAACCGACGGGCCTGAGAGTGCAAGCACTCGACGCCATCCACGCCACCGACGCCGAGGAATACGGCAGGCGCGGCAAGCGACGGCAAGACGGCCCTAATCAATCTCCACTCTTTTCTCTTGCCCTCCACGAGAGAGGGCAAAATATAAATAGTGGAGAAGAGCCATGAAAGAGAAAAGATTCCGCGCATCTGGTATCAAGGATGGGTCGTATTATCTAGCGGAAGTGCAGGCACAATGCGAGCACAAGCGGGGCGATGGGGTTGTAATACCTGCGGGTACTACGTACTACCTGCACTTACAGTATCCCACGTTGCGCGAGGCAATGCAGCAATTATCGTACTTGCTGCATTGCGGGGAGAAGATAATCAGTATCACCACCACCACCAAAGCGGCCCAGACAAGAGATAATTTTATGCTCGCGCCATACCTGGGTAATGCTAATTACACCCGTGTATGGCACTACAAGATTTTCAGGCGGCTTGGAATCAGAGTTTGACGCCTTATGCTCTCCCGTTACGGCGGGATTGCACAAGACGTTAAATATACATAGGAGAGTGATAATATGAGTACAGAGATAATCAACACTATCGACTACGATTATCCTAACTGTGGTGGTATCCGCGTAGTACGCGGCCGGACAAGATACACGGTAGAGCGTGAGAGCAATTATCGGGGCAACCGCACCGGGATCAAGGTCACTATGGCCATTACACCACAGCGCGACGAGTGGGACGCCACGGACTGGGAGGACGTAATAGAGGC